TTCCTTGTCGGAGCTGCTGTCGGATTCTATCTCGGTTATCGCTTTAATCAAAAAAAGATCCGAGCAGAAGAAATAAAACGGGCTGATAAAGCTATTGATGAAATGCGTGAGTATTATCACGAGCACTATACGATCTTGAAGCCATCTCCGGAGGAAGTAGTCAAGGAGAAGGGCTACGACGAGGCTCCGCGTCCGACAAGGCCGCCGGTTCCAGTTGCTCCAGCACCAGTTGTCAAAACTGATATTCCACCCGACAAATCGAAAGACGAAGGCTGGGACTGGACGATGCAATTGGCAGATCGAACTCCGTCCGAGCCGTATGTCATCCATCAGAGCGAATTCAATAGCGATCAGTCGGGGTACAACAAAGTAGCCTGGACATATTACGATACTGACGATGTTCTCGTAGATGAAGATGAGCAGCCAGTTACTCGTCCGGCGGATGTTATTGGTGAGGAGAATCTCCTAAAATTCGGATTAGGTGCCGATGATTTCGATGTTGTCTTCGTTCGTAATGAGCTGATCGATATGGATTTCGAGATCGTCCGGACAAAGAAAAGTTACGAAGCAGAAGTTCAGGGACTCGATCCACATGACATTGACACAAGTTGACCACGATTATTTTGTTTGGTTAGTATCGCAGATCAATGTTCACGAGAGAAATCCAAACACTTACAACGATCTCTTTGCGAGAATGCACGATACCGAATTCGTCTGGCATGTTCCCAACGATGACAATCGTGTAGAAGATGGTCGCGAACTACGCAGTGAGTTCTTGCAGGGGGCCCGGTACGGTTTTCCACGAGCAGTTTCGGTTCTCGAAGTACTGGTAGCGCTTAGTCGACGAGTTGCATTCGTTGCTGGTGGGGATCCGAAATTGTGGGCCTGGCAATTGATCGAAAACCTCCGCCTACACAAAGCATCCGATCCCTTGATTGGTGCTAAAGCCGATAGAGTTGATCATATTCTCGAAGTTCTCGTTTGGCGCTTGTATGAACGAGATGGTCAAGGCGGATTCTTTCCATTGAACGAACCTACAGAAGATCAGACCAAGGTCGAAGTCTGGTTTCAAATGCAAGCATATGTCGGTGAGATTCAAGGACCTTAGTCTTGAAGGGAGGTTTAATGGATTTCTATCAGATCCGTTCTCGAGAAACGAAAGATAAGGGTATGGAATTATATCCCGATTTCATTGTCGGACGTTCTCAGGATCTGATGGTTCAAGGACGGACCTTTTATGCAATTTGGGATTCAGTAAAAGGTCTTTGGTCTCGCGACGAGTATGATGTCCAACGACTTGTAGATGAAGATCTAGAAGCCGAAGCTGATAAATTGCGAAAAGAAACAGGAATAAATTACATAGTAAAATACATGCGCTCATTTCAAAGTAATTCCTGGGCGCTATTCAAGAAATTCCTGGCGAATATCAGCGACAATAATCACCCTCTTGATTCGAAGATCCTTTTTGCAAATTCGGACGTAAAGAAAGCGGATTATGCAAGTAAAACGTTGAATTATCCCTTGGAAGATGGGGATATTTCAGCTTGGGACGAACTTGTGGGGACATTGTATTCGGTAGAAGAGCGAGCCAAAATCGAATGGGCTATCGGATCCATCGTGTCTGGGGATTCGAAGAAAATTCATAAATTCTTTGTCTTCTATGGTCCCGCTGGATCCGGTAAGTCCACGATACTGAATATAATTCAAAAATTGTTCGACGGCTATACTACTACCTTCGATGGAAAAGCTCTTGGACGTGACGGTTCAACCTTTGCCACAGAAGCCTTCAAGAATAATCCCCTGGTTGCTATTCAACACGACGGTGATCTGTCCCGACTTGAGGATAACACTCGGTTGAACTCGATTGTTTCTCATGAAGTAATGACGATGAATGAGAAATACAAGCCGAGTTATACTGCTAGAGCGGAAGCACTCTTGTTCATTGGCACCAACCAGCCTGTAAAAATTACCGATGCCAAATCAGGAATCATACGTAGACTGATCGATATTCATCCAACTGGTGTGAAGATTCCGATTAGGCACTATCATGCGTTGTTGAGTAAGATCGACTTTGAGCTAGGAGCTATCGCTCAGCATTGTCTGCGAGTATATTTGGAGATGGGCAGGAACTATTATAATGGTTACCGCCCACTCGAAATGATGCTGCAAACAGACGTCTTTTTCAATTTCATCGAAGCGTATTACGACATATTCAAATCCCAAAATTACACGACCTTGAAGCAAGCGTATGGTCTCTACAAAGAGTTCTGCGAAGAGACCGGTATCGACCGACCGCTTCCTCAATACAAAGTTCGCGAAGAGCTTCGTGACTATTTTGACGAGTTCAAAGATCGAGGCGAAGTAAATGGAAAACAAGTTCGAAGTCTCTATTCCGGATTTAATGCTGAAAAGTTTAAGGTTCCAAAAGACAGTGATGAAGATCTGCCTGCTTATTCTCTGGTCATGGATGAAACTGAGTCGCTCTTTGATCTTGAGTTTGGTACACAACTCGCTCAGTACGCAAATATTCAGGGAGTGCCAGGACGCAAGTGGGAAAATGTGGAGACGACTCTTTCAGATATTGATACGTCGCGATTACACTACGTAAAAGTACCTGAAAAACATGTCGTCATCGACTTCGATCTCAAACAGACAGACGGTCACAGTGGTCTTGAACGAAATTTGGAGGCGGCAAGCCAGTGGCCAGCGACCTATGCTGAGCTCAGCAAATCTGGAAGTGGCGTACATCTTCACTATGAGTACGATGGAAATCCACTAGATCTAGCACCCGTATATTCCGAGGGCATCGAGATCAAGGTCTTTACGGGAGACGCATCACTACGTAGGCAATTGACGCTCTGCAATGCGTGGCCTATTTCCAAGATCAGCAGTGGGCTCCCGCTTAAAAAGAAGAAGGAGCAGATGCTTAAGGCTAAGACGATTACAACAGAAAAGGGTCTTAGGGATCTAATCGAACGAAACTTGAAGAAAGAGATCCATCCGGGAACCAAGCCATCTGTAGATTTCATAGCTCATATTCTCGAGGAGGCTTATGAATCGAAATTAAAATACGACGTCACCGATCTACGACCACGTATTCTCGCTTTTGCCAACAACAGTACCCATCAAGCCTCCACTTGCTTGAAGACGGTACAAACGATGAAGTTCCAATCCGAGCCGGAGCTGAATTCGGATGGTTCTGTGCAGGTGGACGACGATCGGATGGTTATCTTCGACGTCGAAGTTTATCCGAATCTATTCGTCATCTGTTGGAAATTTCGTGGCGAGGATACGGTTGTCAGGATGATCAACCCCTCGCAAGCGGAAGTCGAGGCCTTGACAAGGTTGAAATTGGTCGGTTTCTACAATCGTCGCTTCGACAATCATATTCTCTATGCCGCGGTCCTGGGTTACTCTGTCGAACAGTTGTTTGATCTAGCGCGAAAGATAGTCGAGGGCAATCGTAATGCTTACTTCGCGCAAGCCTACAATCTTTCCTATAGCGACGTCTGGGATTTTAGTTCAGTTAAACAAAGCTTGAAAAAATTTGAGATCGATCTGGGTATCCATCATATGGAACTGGATTTTCCCTTGGACGAGCCCGTAGCTGAAGAAGATTGGTCACGAGTCGTCGAATATTGTGTCAACGATGTTCGAGCAACCGAGTCTGTGTTGGAAGATCGTTGGGAGGATTTCGTCGCTCGTCAGATCCTAGCTGAGCTTAGTGGGTTGACTGTTAACGATACGACACAAAGGCACACAGCGAAGATCATATTTGGAAACGACAAGAACCCGCAGCAATATTTTGTCTATACCGATCTGAGTGAGGAGTTCAGTGGTTATACATTTGACGCTGGTCAAAGCTGGTATCGCGGTGAGAATCCCGGTGAGGGTGGGTATGTCTATGCCGAGCCTGGAATATACACCAACGTTGCTCTATTGGACATTGCTTCTATGCATCCAACCTCAATTGAGATCCTTAATCTCTTCGGTAAATACACAAGTCGATTCAGCGATCTCAAAAAAGCCCGGCTGGCTATCAAACATCGAGATTACGATCTAGCAAGGACGATGCTGAACGGCCGCTTGGCCCCCTTTCTGGAGAACGAAGATGGAGCAGAGAAGCTGGCTTATGCACTAAAAATAGTTATTAACATTGTCTATGGATTGACCTCGGCCTCCTTCCCCAACCCGTTTCGCGACCCTCGTAACAAAGATAATATCGTAGCCAAGCGTGGAGCTCTCTATATGATCGACTTGAAGAACTGGCTCAAAGACAACCACCATTCAGTTGTGCATATCAAAACTGATTCGGTCAAGATTCCTTATGCCGTTGGTGGCGGCGAGCATGTTATCGAGCTTGTCAAAGAACACGGAGCTAAGTACGGCTATGATTTCGAGCACGAGATAACTTACGACAAACTGTGTCTTGTCAACGACGCTGTGTATATTGCTTGCAAAGATGGTAAGTGGACGGCTGTCGGTTCCCAATTTCAACATCCTTACGTATTCAAGACATTGTTCTCCGGAGAAGAACTCGAATTCGACGACTTTTGCGAAAGTAAGAACGTGACCAAGGGAACGATGTATCTGGATCGAGAGGAACACGAAAAAGATGAAACGCTTAATTATCGTGATATGCGGCATATTGGGCGGTCTGGCTTATTCGTTCCTGTATTGGAAGGCGGCGGTACGCTTTTCCGGATGGCTGACGACAAGTACTACGCTGTCGCGGGCACTAAAGGCCACAAGTGGATCGAAGCGGAAATAGCTAAATCGATTCCAGACCTCAAGATCGACATGTCATATTTTGAGAAACTGAAAGATGAAGCCGTCAATACTATTCTCGAATTTGGTTCCTTCCAAGACTTCGTTAGGAGAGAAGATGCCACAACCTGATAACACGGTACTGATGGAAGGAGTCCGGATCATCTTCCGTAACTTCTCCGGCAAAGAGGGCCAGTACAATCGAGAAGGTGATCGTAATTTCGCAGTCTTGCTCGACGACAACGTGGCCAACGCAATGGCTGAAGACAACTGGAATGTCAAATGGCTCCGCCCCCGTGATGAAGACGAGGAGGAGAACCCGCAGGCCTATCTGCCGGTTTCAGTTAACTTCAAAGGCCGTCCGCCACGCATCGTCTTAGTAACTTCTCGTGGTCGCACCCATCTAGATGAGGACTCAGTCGAGATGCTCGATTGGGCTGACATCATCAATGTCGACTTGATCGTTCGTCCATACGAATGGCAAGTCAATGAGAAGAGTGGGATCAAGGCTTACCTGCAGAGTATCTACGTGACAATTGAAGAAGATCCTCTGGAGATAAAGTATTCTGAACTAGATCAAGCATGATAGCTTTAGCTATTGTCATCGCGATTATAGTTCTGATCAGTATTGCATTTGGATATTTCCTTGGTATAACACGCAACCGAAACGAATAGGACTTATGGAAAATACTAGCCTTACAAAAAAGTATGTTCGCAAGCCGCTATTCGTGGATGCGGTTCAGGTCACCGAGGAGAACTTCGTCGATATCGCCCGCTGGTGCTTTGGTGAGATTGGCAATATCGATGAGTCGCCCGTCGACAGGTCGCAGCCCGCTGAGCCGAACAAGCAGTACATCCACGTGCGAGTCCATAATCCAAAGAATCCTAGACAAACCAAAGCATTCGTAGGGGATTGGATTCTCTACACAGAACGAGGCTACAAGGTCTATACAACTAAGGCCTTTCAAGCGAATTTCGATCCGGTGGAAGAAAGCTGATCAGAACGTTCGCGAAGAAAACACTTATTATAATGAGAGGAAATTATAGCATGCTATCCTCTCATTCTTTTTTTTTCGGAGGAGGTGTTATGTCGGAGCCCGAGAAGAAGTCGTTTGTGAAAGCTTGCCAGGAGTTTTTTTCCGGAGGTAAGCACGGCCGTAAGGTGGAGATCGCGGAGTTCAAGGCCTTGAGTACGCAAGACAAGATCGACTTGAGTCAGGAGCTTCTCGCCGCGGGATTCGATCACAAGCCGTATACGGGTGAAGAAGTCGCAGCATGAATAATCCCTTGGGCTCTGAGTGGGAAGCCCCTTCCCCAACCTTCTTGCCCGGGGAGTGCTGTTCGGTCGCCGCAGACTGAATGGTGGCTTGGAGCCCAATACTATAGGAGAAAATATGAGATTGATTCATTGTGACGGTGACAATTGCAAAAACTCCGAAGATCCTGACGAATCGAAATTCGAGCGTTCAATCGAACAGGTTACCTTGACCTTCTTGACTGATCCACGAGTTCCGGCAGGAGAAAGTGGAGAATCGTATAAGGCAGATCTGTGCGAGGATTGTCGAGCAACGATGCTGCATTTGTATTTCAAGGGTCCGGGAAAAGGATTGTCCGAAGCTCCACTTGGTCCACGCAGAATCGAGGAGATAGTCGCACCAGAATCTCGAAAAGCGGCTCCTTAAATGTGGGATCTAGTAGTTCTCATACTAGGTTTGTGGTGGGGCTTGATCGTCTTATTCGTCGCTATTGCCTTTGTCAGTACTACGCGTAGAAAGTGGAGCGAATGACTGAAGATCTTACCAAGGTCAAAGAAGTTCGAGAGATCGCAAAGGAATTCCATCAGACATACGAAAAGCTAGCTCCTCTACTCGGCTACAAAACTCGTAAGGCAACAGCAGTCAGATGGTCGGAAGTACCTGATAAACCAAAACTACTGATGATGGAAACGGTGGACAACCTGATCGAAAGGGGTATCATCAGTGCCGGTCCGAAAGTCAAAGGGCGGGTACAAGTACGGCAGAAAAGGAAAGCTGTATAAAGGTAAGGGCGCAAAAGCGAAAGCAGCAAAGCAGGGTAGAGCGATTCGAGCCAGTCAGGCCCGACGAGGTAAGAAGTGAGTAATAATCAACTTTTGGTAATCGGAGTCATTGTCTTGCTAATCGTTATTGTTATCGCGATGAGGAGAAAGGAGTAAGCCTTCAAGGAGCGAATTTACTATAAGAAGCAGATGCTAGGTAAGTGGCGTCGAATGGATCACGATGGAAAGCAGCATGTAAACGAAGAGCAGATGTATAGGGAGATTCAAAAATACGTCAACGATGGCTGGAAAGTTGAGCTGTTTGGCGAAACGTTCACCCGAGGTATATTGCTCACACGTGAACAGCGACGTCAGAACGGGTTAGAACAATTACTGAGTGCATAGATTCTTGCTGCAATCCGAGTGGCGGAACCGTCGATGACTAGTAAGTATGGATAAGCAGTCTGGTGCATATGGAAACCTCCAGATCCCGTATTTCTGGCAGGTTTGTAGGAAACGCTGGATCAAGCACATATTTATTATGAGGCGGCATTATAGACTGGGGGATTTAAAATGAGAAGTAAACATACGGGTGCGCCTCTGTAGATGACCCCCGGCATCGCGAAGGATTACAGAGGCAAGATTTTAGTAATATTAGTCCGCGATAAAAAAGAGCCGACAAAACTTGGAGAACGCAACTTCTCTGAGGGATAAAGCGGCTGCCCAGTTGCGTGGGAGTGCGTAACCTACCCTTATTGGGAGGAAAGGGGGATTTGGCCTCTCGCCGCGGACTAAGAATTCTCCGAGGGAGGGGTTCCGGAATGCGGCCCGGAATGAGAGAGCTCGGAGAATAGGGTAGGAGATATGTCTAAGGCAACTCCCTCTGACACGGGGCCTTAGCGTATCTCCTGCCCGCCTATTAAACTGACATTTTATTTTTTTCGAAAGTAGATATGGAGGAATTATGGGTCGATTGGAAGTGCAAGGTATTGTCTCCGCAAAGGATAATCTACCGAGAGTTCAGTTCCGTCAACTTGATGATGAAGGTAATCTCGAAGTTGGCTGGGAAGCTGAGATAATCGAAGCTCGAGAAATGGCTCAACAAATACTCGAAGCAGTATTCAACGCCGTTTATGATGCGGCAATCGTTGCCTGGGCGAAAGAAGCGTGGCCCGATGATCCAATGATGGGTGCTCGCATGCTTACTCTAATCAGAAATTACCGAGCCGATCACTGGGGTTTACCGGATCAACCCAAAGATTGGCGAAATGACTAAAAAACCCCCCATAGGTAACTGTCCAACCTGCGGACAAGAGCTGAAAAAAGTAGGACAGAGTCGACCAGAAGGAGAGAGACCGCAAGGACGTTACAAATGTATGAACCAGGAATGTCCTGAGAGAGGCTGGTTCAATAGGCAGGGAGAACGAAGATGAAACTGATAGTTGGCGATCGACAGAGCGGACGAACGAGCGATCTAATCAGAGCTGCTGCAGATGATGAAGCTCACGGATTGTGCGTTTATATTGTCTGTCATTCTCAAGAGGAATGTTTTAGGATAGCACGAGAAGCTGAGCAGATGGAATTGAACGTGCGTTTTCCGATAACTTACGACGAGTTTCTTCATCGTTCTTACTCGGGTGTGAACATCGACAAACTGTACATCGACAATCTTCGTATGCTGCTAGAGCATATTTCTATCGTACCGATCGAGGCGGTGGTTTGGTGATGAAAGATCGATTATCTACAGAAGAATTTCGCGAACAAGTATTAAATTTATTGGCACAAGCAGTCCCGTTTGGTGACGACACAAATGATGAGGAAACGCCTGACGCTGGTGTGCCAACAGCAGTACTAATAATGGTAGAGTGGCAAGCAACTGACGGAAATCGTTGGCTATCTTGTCTCTGTTTCTTCGGAAACGGTTCTCCCGCTCCGCGTTGGACTACTGAAATGCTAGCGAAAGAAGCGTTAGAATGGAGCAAAACCTAACCTGGACATGTCACGTCTGTGGCAAAGAGCGTCCGGACGAGAAGATCTCAGTTCGCACCACAAACACAAAGCTTCATGGTGTTGATGTTACGCAAAACGTACGTTACTGTAACGACAATCCGGATTGTGTAGAAAGATCCTTAAACGTCCGCTAGATTCCGGAGGAGAAAGATGACTGAAACTGAAGACAACGAAGTAGCCGGTATTGGTTGGTATGTATCGGATACTCATTGTCGACGAGCAATTGGTTATCTCTATACCAACCTGGCAACGAAAGGACATCTGGCTGCTGATTTCGAAGCGCCCTTACTACTGAAAATGTGGGGGGAAGCATTGGCCAACACGCTGGATGTAAGAGAGCCGTCACCGATTGGTCCTGATCCGGAATTGGCTAAGGAGATACTGGGACATGGCTGAACCGAAAACGGAAATTGACAGACGTCTGGATAGACACGAAAAAGCAATCGATACGATGGCCCATTGGTTGACACAAGTGCCGGGAGCTTTTGGCACAGCCGATTACGAAGGAATCAGAGCGATCCTAGATGGAACTGAAACCACATCAGAAACTAGCACTGGCCCAGCTGAGTAACGGGCGCATCTTGTGGGGTGGCGTAGGCAGCGGCAAGTCCCGAGTAGCAGTTAGTTATTATATTGAGAGGGAGCAGCCGCGCGACGTCTATGTGATCACAACTGCCAAGAAACGGGAGAGCCTGGACTGGGAGAAGGAGTTTGCACAATTTGCGATCGGCAAAGAAAAGGATGCAACGGTTACTGGTTTACTAACAGTAGATAGCTGGAATAATATCGATAAATATGCTGAGGTTAGCGATGGCTTTTTCATCTTCGACGAACAAAGAGTTGTCGGCTCTGGACGCTGGGTTCGCTCATTTCTTAAGATTGCTAAGCAGAATCGATGGATATTACTGTCCGCAACTCCCGGCGATACCTGGTTAGACTACATACCTGTCTTTGTCGCCAACGGCTTCTACAAGAACCGTACCCAGTTCAAGCGCGAGCACGTCGTCTACGCCTCCTACGTCAAGTTCCCGAAGGTAGAACGCTATCTGAACGAGAGTCATCTGCGCAAATTGCGAAGTAAGATCCTCGTCCACATGCCCTATCCGAAACTGACTGTTCGGCACTCAGTAACTAAATACGTGCATCATAACGAGCAGTTGCTGCAGAACGTGCTCAAGAATCGCTGGCATATCTACCAAAATCGGCCAATCAGGGACGTAGCCGAGCTGTGGGGCGTGATGCGACGGGTGATCAACAGCGATCCCAGTCGTCTCAGGACGCTGAGAGAGCTTCTAAGCGAACATCCTAAGATAGTGGTATTCTATAACTTCGACTACGAGTTAGAGCTTCTGAGAGGCTTACAGAGCCTTACAGCGGTATCTGAGCTGAATGGTCACAAGCATGAAGAGATACCAACAGCTAGTTCTTGGGCCTATCTGGTTCAGTATGTAGCGGGTGCACAGGCGTGGAATTGTGTAGAAACTGATACAATTTGCTTCTATAGTCTTACCTATTCTTACAAAAACTACGAGAATGCGCACGGACGAATCGACCGTTTAAACACGCCTTTCATCGATTTGTACTACTATGTCCTGAAAAGTAAGAGCTTCGTTGATAGCGCAATCTGGAAAAGTCTGAAATCGAAGCAGAATTTCAATGCGACAAATTATGACTTACAAATGGTAAAAATGGGGAAGATGGGTAAGTGAATCTTGGCAACGTTTCAAAAATGACAGTAGGATTTGGCTTAACCATGCGGGAAACGTCAAATCCATGTCAAAAACAAGTACGCGAAAACTTTTATATAATCACGCACTTAATATCTATTATGTCATATATATACCTATTACTATACCCACTACGCGCGAGAGAAATAGTTATTAGGTAGATATATATAAAAGAGTTTTGACCCCTCAAAATCTTGGCAAATATCTAAATGCCTTCAAAGCAGCATGGTTAAGCGCTTTTCGAGGCTAAAAAGCCTTAAAAACCGATCTTGGCAAGGGGGTGTAATAGCTAAATAAATGACAATTTCAGGGTAAAATATGATTTACAACTCATAAACACCTCTGCCGCAAGGCAGCGCCTTTTCCCAAGGCCGTAAAAGAAAATGGGGAGTAATGGATGAACAATGGAGTCAAATAGACCTTTTTCCCGAGTATAGCGTCAGTAATCTGGGTCGTATTCGTGCTGACAAGTCGGGAAGAATCCTAGCTTTGTCTGAAAATCAATATGGTCTGCTACAAGTGGGGTTGATGCGAGATGGGGTTCAACACCATAGATCTGTACCATTATTGGTGGCGAAAGCCTTTATTCCTCCGCCTCTTGGTTCTTTCGACACTCCTATTAATCTAGACGGTGATCGTCATAATAATCGGGTAGACAATCTAGTCTGGCGTCCCCGCTGGTTTGCTATCAAGTATAATCGACAATTCAAGTATCCTTATGAGCACTCGATCGATGCACCAATCGTGGATATAAAAACTGGTAGAGTAAGTGCAAACTCATTCGAATGTGCAAAAAGGTATGGTTTGCTCGAGCAAGACTTGGTTATGTCAATCTTAAATCGTACCTATGTTTGGCCCACATATCAGGAATTTGGCATCTTGGAACTTTAGATATTAGTTAGCGTAGATTTCTACTGTTATTATGGAAGGAACGCACACTTCTCCTTTATTTTTTCGCGAAGGAGGCTCTAAATGTGAATGAAGGTCAATATCAGACTAAAGTAATCAAGCGACTTGAGCGTATGTTTCCGGGGTGTGAAATTTTAAAAAATGATGCTAGCTACAAGCAAGGTATTCCGGATATCATTATTCTTTGGAATAGCTTTTGGGCTTCGTTAGAGATAAAAATTGGTCCCTCGTCAGGTAGACAACCCAATCAAGACTACTATATCGAGAAGCTAAGTACTATGTCGTTTGCCGCTTATATCTACCCGGAATGTGAAGAGGAGGTTTTGAATGCGCTTCAACAGGCATTTAAATCTCCAAGGCGAGCACGCGTTTCTCAGTCCTAGTTCCTATCACTGGATTCACTACACTCCAGATCGATTAATTGACCGCTGGACTTCAGCTCAGGCCGGAGCTTATGGCAACATGCAGCACGACTATGCTCAGAGAGAAATTGAAGCAGGTAGAAAGTCAGATCTTGTTGGAACTGTAGGTTTGTACATTAACGATGCTATTCAGTATCGGATGACGACCGAACAAGTTCTTTTTTATTCTGAGAATTGTTTTGGTACTGCTGATGCTATATGTTTTCGATATAATACTCTTCGAATTCATGATCTGAAAACAGGAGTATATCCTGGTTCAGTTCATCAACTTGAAATCTATGCTGCACTATTTTGTCTTGAATACGACAAGGATCCATTCAAGATCAAGATCGAGTTGCGCATTTATCAAGATAATGAAGTTATCGTCTATGATGCTGATCCAGAGGACATTATGTTCATTATGGAAAAGATTCAGGAATTCGACAGAATACTCAGCCATCGAAGACTAGAGGAGGAGTCGTGATTCGTACCAAAGAACAAGAACCATCTTTTGCGCATTACGGCACTCCCCGTCATTCCGGCCGTTATCCTTGGGGATCTGGTCAACCCGAAACTACTCGTAATAGAAGTTTTCTCGATTCGGTTAGAGCACTTGAAAACAAAAATATGACACCAGCCGAAATTGCTCAGGGTATGGGTATTTCGGTGAAACAACTTAGAGCTCGTAAATCAATAGCTACCGCTCAGGAAAGACAAGCCAAAATTCTGCAAGCTCAGCGATTAGATGAAAAAGGTTGGGGAGCTTCTGAGATTGGTCGACGCATGGGTATCAATGAATCTTCAGTTCGAGCTTTACTTGCTCCTGGTGCGAAAGATAAAGCTGATGCAATACAAACTACAGCTAATCTACTTAAGGACAAAGTTAAAGAACACGAATTGATTGATGTTGGTCGAGGTACAGAAAGTTTGCTTGGTATTACCAAGACCCGACTTGATACTTCTGTTGAGGCTTTAAAAGAACAAGGATATGAAATTCACAATGTTAAGGTTCTACAAGCGGGTACCGGTAAGTTCACAAATATGAAAGTATTGGCTCCACCTGGTACTCCTTGGTCTCATGTTCAACAGAATAAAGCTAAGATCAAACCAGTTATTGATGCATATTCCGAAGACAATGGTCGAAGCTTTATCGGTTTGCAACCACCAATTTCCGTGAACTCGAGACGTATTCGGGTAAATTATGCGGAGACTGGTGGCGACAAACTTGATGGTCTTATCTATGTTCGCCCAGGTGTAAAAGATTTGTCTTTGGGTAACAGTGCAAATTATGCCCAGGTACGCGTCATGGTTGATAAAACGCATTATCTTAAAGGCATGGCTGTATACAAAGAGGATCTACCTGCAGGTGTAGATCTGGTTTATAATACAAACAAAAGTAATACGGGTCGCAAAAAAGATGCTATGAAAGCTATAGAGGACGATCCGGAAAATCCATTTGGTTCTATCGTACATCAGGTACATGGGCCAGATGGTAAAGTTACATCGGCGATGAATAAGGTTTACGAAGAAGGTGATTGGGATAAGTGGTCTGCTAATTTCTCATCACAGATGCTTTCAAAACAAAATCCCGATTTCGCTAAACAGCAGCTTGGTGTGACATTTGAACGTCGGCTTAGAGAACTTGATGAAATCAACTCACTTACGAATGCGACAGTTCGTAAAGATCTTCTTCTTAAATTCGCCGATAGTGCAGATGCTTCAGCAGTGCATCTCAGCGCGGCGGCTTTGCCGCGTACGTCTGCCAAAGTCATACTGCCAGTCACGTCTGTAAAACCTACTGAAATCTATGCACCAAGTTATCGAGATGGCGAACGGGTAGCGCTTATTCGTCACCCACATGGTGGAACTTTTGAAATTCCTCAACTGACTGTAAACAATCGCAATCGTGCAGCTCGCAAAATTATTGGTACTGCAGCAAGAGATGCTGTCGGTATTAATCATGAAGTAGCAAAGCGATTGTCGGGTGCGGATTTCGATGGTGATCATGTACTTGTTATTCCTAATAAAGGTAAAATAAAAACTACTGCTGCTCTTGACGGATTAAAAGATTTCGATCCGCAAGTCTACAAGATACCAAAAGATTCTCCCATCCCTCGTATTAAACCAAATCGTAAACAAAATGAGATGGGTAAAATTTCAAATCTAATTACCGATATGACTCTTCAAGGTGCTAGTCATGATGAGGTAGCTCGCGCAATTCGGCATTCGATGGTTGTTATCGATTCAGAAAAACACAATCTTGATTTCCGTCAATCTGAAAAAGATAACGGTATTGCGAGTTTGAAAGAGAAGTATCAGGGTGGAAAGAGAGCTGGTGCTGCCACTCTGATTAGTAGAGCTGGTGCGGAGACTCGTATTCCTGAGCGTGTTCCAAGACCAGCTCGCAAAGGTGGACCCATTGACCCGGTTACAGGAAAGAAAGTTTTTGAACCAACGGGACGAATGGTTCCGGATCGTAGAACAGGAAAGTTAGTTGAGAAGAAAGAAGTACATGATCGCTTGGCCATAACCGATGATGCACTTACTCTTGTTGGAACTCATCCTACAAGTATGGAACTCCTTTATGCTGAGCATTCTAATAGACTAAAGGCTATGGCTAATAGTGCAAGAAAGCAAGCAGTAGCTATTAAAGGTGCGGAGCGTTCTCCTTCTGCAGCAAAGACCTATAAGAATGAAGTTGATTCTCTAAACTCAAAACTTAATAATGCTAAACGAAACGCTCCCCGTGAAAGACAAGCCCAGCGTCTAACAGAGACGCATGTCTCTCAGTTACGCCAGGCTAATCCAGAGATGCAACCCGAAGACGTCAAGAAGATCAGGTTTGCAGCACTAGAAGAGTACAGAAACAGGACTGGTGCAGGGAAAGATAGGATTAAGATAACACAAAGTGAATGGGATGCTATTCAAGCTGGTGCTATTTCTAAAACTAAACTAGAAGAGATCCTTAGGAATAGTGATGCGGATCGTGTTAAAGAGCTAGCTCTACCAAAGCAGAAGATCAAGATGTCATCCACTAATAGACTTCGTGCACAGTCCATGTTAGCTGCAGGCTTCACTCAACAAGAAGTAGCAGACGCACTGGGTGTTGGCTTGACTACACTCAAGGTAAGTCTCAATGAGTGAGATGACCATGACTGATACTGAATACATGTTAACTACAGTAGACAATCCATTTGATCCATTCACTAGGTTTGATGAATGGCTAGCCTATGATACAATGATGGGTTACTATACACCCTCCTTCTTAGCTAGAGTGGCATACACATCAGATGAGTTGTCTGAACCTGACCAAGAGCTAGCGTTACAAGAAGCAATAGATTACATCGTAGAGGAGAATGTTTCAGGTATGTGGAGAAAGGTTTCACGTAACTCTACATTGATTCCAGATCCTGATGACATCTAACTTTGAGGAACTAGAACAATTGCGTGAACAAGAAAAACCAAAAGATTTAAAGAAACAAAGAGAACTAAGAGCAAGACAGAGAGCGAAGAGATTTGAAAAGTTTAAAAGAAGAGGATTGAAAAAAGGAAAGAGAAAAAATAAATAAATAAAAATCTGGGATCCCATTGATAGGGGGGAGGGGGTCAAAAAAATATACCCCCCTCTTCATCGCCCGGCTCCCAAAAAATTCCCCGGCGGTATATTTGGAAAAAACACTTTATTTTAAGGGGGTTGAATGTCGGTAGAAGATTCAAGAACTATTGTTAAAGGTATTATTAGGCCACCTGGAATTGATGTTGAAGTGGATATAACTGATAGAGTTAGTGGTGAAAGTAGTGATGTTGTCCTTGAAACTTTTGAATTTCAGTATGATACGCCTGACATCGGATCAGGAATTCCATTTTTAGTGATGAAAAAAGGCGATTGGATCACGGAGATGTGGATTGATCGCTTAGAACTATGGGCTGGTCCCGATTTAGGTGTGCCAACGGTTTATATTGGAGGAGCAGCTTTAGAACAATATCAATATTACGCAACACAACGTTTAGATGTTTTTGCTAGTACCGATCACGGAGCTACACATACGCCTTCATCATTTGAAACATCACTTATATTCATTGAAGATGAACAATTAATACTGCATGTCGCTTATGACGACTCTGGCGTGCAGAATCCAGGTACACCGGTAGCTGGCCATGCAAAACTAACGATACAATACACGAAGAATAGGGTTTAATCTTAGAAAGGAGGTCGCGTGCCAGCCAGGCGAAGAAGGTCGGAGCCCGAACAATCTCCTCGCAAGCCCGCGACAACTCCTGAAGGTCGCGAGAACGAGTTGGTTTCTCAGGCCGTCGATCTTGCTGAACAACAAATTCGGGATGGGACGGCATCTTCACAGGTTATCACACATTTCTTGAAGCTGGGTTCAACTCGAGAAAAGCTGGAGCAACAACGACTCGAGCATGAAAATGAACTTACACGGGTCAAAATCGAAGCGATCGAGTCTCAGAAGCGTGTCGAAGAGCTATACATGGAAGCGCTGACCGCAATGCGCTCATATGCGGGTAATCTGCCAACTTCCGAAGCGGAAGAGGCATCCGATGATAATGTCACGGACATACGAAGAGCTTCGTAAGTTAGAGACGTTTAAAGAGCGGTTCGATTATCTCCGCTTAGACGGAATTCTTGGAGAGAGTACTTTTGGCTTCGATCGCTGGGTAAATCAACGTTTTTACAAGTCTGGAGAATGGCGATCGGTTCGAAATTATGTAATAACCCGTGATAATGGCTGCGATTTGGCAGTTCCCGGTTATGAAATTCATATCAAGTTACTGGTTCATCATATGAATCCGGTATCGCTCGATGATATCAAACATGGTGAAGAATGGATTTTAGACCCTAATTTTCTGATAACTACATCGTTTCAAACACATAATGCGATTCACTATGGAGATGAGAGTCTCCTTCCTAGAGGTCCAATTGAACGGAAGCGAGGCGATACAACACTCTGGTGAGGAGGGAGAATGGCTGTCATCGACGCAGGACCGGTGAAGATGGATTTGCTCCGCATCCGCGCCGGTGATCGAAATCTATTCACTATAAAACTCAGTAATAACAGCGGTCCGATAGATATAACAGATTTTGTAATCGAAGCACAAGTACGAACTGAACCTACGGATGGAGTAATAGCTATTTCTGCGGTTATTGCCATTGTCGACGCCGCACAAGGACAATTCTCTATGCGGTGGCCGGGTGACGACGTACGTGATCTTCTTGCTGGTGCCGATACTTGGGAGGGGGTCTGGGATTTACAGGTTACTGAGTCGGTTGGCGAAGATCCGCAAACACTTCTAGCTGGATTATTTACTGCTGAGTCGGATGTGACTCGATCACCATGAGTATTAATCCGATTGAATTAACAGTTAATCTAGAAACGGAAGAAATTGAGGTTGCTCCAAAAGAGATTGATCTCAATATAGAAGTGGGAACCACGACAAAAGACATTAGTGTTTCGCCACGGGAGATCGATTTCGATATAGCAGTAGAAGCTAAGACAATAGACATTAGTCAAAAAGATACTTATGTAACTGTAGATTTTTCTATTCCTGATGTCGATTTTATCTATCCCCAGGGTCCTCCCGGACCAGAGGGACCTCCTGGACCAGAGGGACCACGGGGTCCTGCCAGTACTGTTCCCGGACCAGAGGGACCAGCGGGACCACAAGGAGAGACTGGTCCAATTGGACCAGAAGGCCCGGAAGGTCCCCCCGGTACTGTCTATGATTCCGATCAAATAGGAACTATCAAGGCTTTTAGTGGACAGACAATTCCGACAAATTGGGAACTTGCCGACGGACGCGACATGGATAAGACAGTTTATCCTGAATTATTTGCGGCTATCGGTTATATCTATGGTGGTTCTGGGGATATTTTCAAATTGCCAGATCTACGGAGCAAGTTTATCTATGGTGTCGCGTTAGCGGATTTGTCCGATCTTGGTGATGGTGGTGGATCCGAGACACATACATTGACTGTCGGCGAGATGCCAGCTCACGATCATGGCGGTGCGACTGGTAGTAGTACAACTGGAGTAGATTCGCCTGACCACGCACATGGTGGTTCTACTGATACACGAGGTAATCATTTCCACACCTCTCCGGAAGGTGCGCAGGCAAGTGGAGCAACGGCAGCTCTTGGTTCTGGAGGTACATCCCGATATTTGGTAACTGGTTTGACAATCACAACGACTACTACTGGAGATCACGCACATAATTTCTCTACTGGTGGTGCCAGCGCTCGTCATGCTCACTCAGTTCCTTCGTTAACGATCCCTGCCCAGGGCGGTGGTGGTGCCCATAATAACATGCCGCCTTATCTTCGGATTGCACAGATCATCAAGGTGACAGGCGCTCAAATCGATGCCGGTGGCGCGCTCATAGGTCCACAGGGAGCAAAAGGAGATACGGGCGATCAAGGACCACAAGGTATTCAGGGAGAACAAGGCGAACAAGGTCCACCAGGACCAAGCACGTCTGTACCTCTTGTTACTTCTCTACCAGGTAGTCCAACTGATGGACAAGAGGTTTACTATCTAGCGGATGCAGCTGCAGGTGTTATTTGGCACTTGCGCTATCGGGCTGCAGTCAGTGGATCGTATAAATGGGAATTTCTAGGAGGTTCGTCATTACTTGCGGAAAATATTACAGATGCATATATTTCATCGCTTACTTACGTTGATCTTGGCGGTCCCTCAATAACACCACCGTTATCTGGTGATTATCAAGTGGAAATTTCGGCAACAATTTATAGTCAGGCAGCTAACAACTGGGTTAGTTATAGTTATTCCATCGGCGCGACTGTGGCTCAAGACGCTGATCAAGCTAATTGGTATTCAGGTGCGATTTCTTCTGGTTTTTCTGGTGGATCGGTGGCACTTCGTAAGAGAGTGAAAACGCTTTTAGCTGGACAGGCATTAGTAACAAAAGGAAAAGTTTCGGTTGCAGTTAGTACAGCACTTGGTTATCGACGCATAGAGTTGATTCCGATACGAGTTGGATAAGGAGGTGTAATGCCAGGGCCAGCTTTTTATCGTGATCTATACGGTCCGAGATCAGATCCGAAAAAGTATCCGATGTCGGGCGATGATGTAATCGCTGTAAAACGAGTACTTTCCAGAGCTGGGTATTTGCCTTGGACTCAATTTACGAATGTTTATGGCGAGGGAGCAGAGGATGCTTGCCGTGAGTTTCAGCGTGATATCGGGATTACAGGCTCTGGTGGCGGTGATCCAAAGGGACATTACGGCAAACAAACGCACGATGCACTCAGAGAAGAAGAACGACGGGGTTATCCAGGAGAATTTGCCTGGGATGATTATTCGACAAAACTGTATGCCGAAGCTATTGTTCCTAATACTCCACCTTCGTTTGCTTTTAAGCGTGATCTCTACGGTCCACCGGATAAACGTTATCCAATGTCAGGTAACGATTGTCTCGCGGTCAAGCGTGCGCTCTCACGCGCGGGCCATATTCCCTGGCAAGATTTTACAAACGTTTACGGGGAACAAGCAAAAGAAGGTTGTATCTCATTTCAGAAATCGGTAGGAATTACTGGTCCAGATGGTGGTCCACCACAAGGTCATTATGGGGAGAAGACGCATAAAAAGTTGTTGAAGGCAAAAGCGGAAATGAAGCATGAATGGGCCTTTGATGCTCGTTCGATCGAGTTGTACAAAGGATACGATGCGCCTGGTTCGAGTAATGGTCGAGATGCGGTAATGAAACATCTCGAGAAACGACTTGGCTATACCGAGAATCCGGCAGGTTCGAATTGCGATACTCGTTCTGATGGTATTCGGACAGCGCAAGATCACACGGCCGGTGGTACGTGGCTTCGAAATCAGCCATGGTGTGGTTGTTGGTGCTTCTATGCGCTCGAGGCTGCAGATGTGCAAGGACTAGGTTCTTGGATGGCTTCAGTAGCTTCGATTGAGGAGTATGCTAAGGACAAAGCTGGCTGCTTTCACGGTTGGACTACTGATCGTTCAAAGGTGAAGAAAGGTGACTTAGCAGTAATCGGAGGTTATGGTGTTCATGTTGAAACCGTCCGCGGATTCTCGGGCTCGAATACGCTTACTTACGGCGGAAATACGAGTCCAGGAAGCTCGGGCTCGCAGTCAAATGGGGGAGGTGCCTATGCGAGGACTCGTTACCCGTCTGAAGTCCGTGGTTATGCGCTCGTCAAGTTCCCAGGGGAGTGATTGGTCAAAGGAAGTACCTTCTGATGTGCGACTTGCTCGAGGTTTGCTCAGACTACTCGCCGAACGTCAAAATGAGAGTGAAAAGGAGAATAAAGATGCAGGAACATCCACAGTCTGAATCGCCGGAGGAACCGCAGGAGGAGCAGGGAGAGATGCAGCCAGGAGCACCACAGGAACCGCTACCACCTCCTGGAACTCCACCTCCAGATACCGAGCCACCTGAAGAAAGTCCAGAGGAGCCAGGTGGTGATGGAGAAGGCGATACCGAATAGCGTAAAGAGGGTGGAGTAGATGTTTCTCGCCCAGTCTCGTCTACTCGTTTGGGTAGTAATTACTGCATTAGCAATTATTACCTATGTGGTTGTAGTTGGTGGCATCGTTTGTATTAAAGATACTGATTATACATTTGCCGAGTATGTCGTTGATCTTGGAGCCATCTATAAACTTTTAGCAACTGCTGTAGTTGGTGCAATTGCGCATGCTTGGTTTGAACGACAAAACGGAAAAGGTGTGAGAGATGGAAACTAGTATTCTTATAAGTACAAAGAAAGTTTTGGGTATTGCTGAAGAGTATACAGCATTTGATGAAGATGTTATTATGCATATTAACACAGCTTTCTCTACTCTCACTCAATTGGGAGTCGGTCCGCCTGACGGATTTATGATTGAAGATGCTACTGCGGTCTGGACTGATTTTATTAGTGATGATATTCAATATAATGCTGTAAAATCGTATGTTTTTCTACGTGTTAAGCATCTCTTCGATCCACCCACGACATCATATCTAATTAATGCTTCTGAAGAGCAAATCCAAGAGCTTGAGTGGCGTCTGAATGTGCATCGAGAAGAGACCGGCTGGACTGATCCCGATCCACCTTTAATCGAGGAGGTTGGGTAGTGGAAAGAATCGGAATCGAAGAAGTTGAAGAAAGGCGAGCACGAACTGGGATGCAGCAAGATCGAGAGGAAAGAAACGAAGAAGTTGCTAACGAAATTGAGCGGAAAAAGCAGGAAAGAGCTAATGCGATTCGAGAAAGGCAGAGTCGATTAGGACATATCGAAAAGGAAGAATAACATGTCCGCCGAAATTGTAGAAGATATTCTTAAGCATTTCGGTGTTAAAGGGATGCGTTGGGGTATTCGTCGAAAAGCCACAGTCGGACCACAAGAAGTTATCGTCAGTGATGTAAGAAAGAAGCTCAAAACTTCTGGTGGTGCAGGACATCCGGCGCATCCCGAAGCTATTCGTGTACGTACACTCGGACAAATCGGAAAGAAAAGTGGACTGAAAGCACTTTCTGATCAAGATCTCCAAGATTATACAAGACGATTACAGCTAGAAGCAGGTGTGAAACGACTTAACTATACCAATGCACCCCTCGCCAAGAGATTTGTCTTGACTCTTCTTGGACAGACTGGTAAAAATACAGCGCAAAATGCTGCTAATGAAGTTGCGTCACAACAAGTTAAGAAAAGATTGATTAAAGCGGGAATATTAGCAGCAGCCTAGATAGGGGGTTAGTGTGGGCCTATCTAATACCGCGGTACCGATCTACTATGGTCGATTTCGTGAAGCGGTTGTCAAAGGTGAAATTCCTGTTAATCGCGAAATCTCTATGGAGATGAATCGGATTGATTCGCTTATTGCTAACCCAAATATTTACTACGATGATGAAGCTATTGAAGGGTTTATTCGCTATTGCGAAGGAGAATTAACTCTAACCGATGGATCCGATTTACATCTTCTTGATTCATTCAAACTTTGGGCTGAACAAATCTTTGGTTGGTACTACTTTGTTGAACGTAGTGTCTATGTTCCTACTAGAGACAATCATGGTGGTCACTACGAAAAGAGGTTAATTAAAAAACGTCTAACTTTAAAACAGTATCTAATAGTTGCCAGAGGTGCAGCCAAGTCGATGTATGAATCGGCAATTCAAAGTTTCTTTCTAAATGTTGATACGTCAACTACTCATCAAGTTACTACTGCGCCAACGATGAAACAAGCAGATGAAGTTGTCTCACCAATTCGTACCGCCATCACGCGCGCACGCGGGCCGTTGTTCAAGTTTCTTACCGAAGGCTCGCTTCAAAATACTACCGGATCGAGGGCTAATCGTGTCAAGCTTGCAGCCACTAAAAAAGGAATCGAAAACTTTCTCACCGGTTCTTTACTTGAGGTTCGACCAATGGCCATTAACAAGCTACAAGGACTTCGTCCAAAGATTTCTACCATCGACGAATGGCTGTCGGGAGATCTACGAGAAGATGTAGTGGGAGCGGTTGAACAGGGAGCGTCCAAACTAGAAGATTATTTGATCGTTGCTGTCAGCTCTGAAGGAACTGTTCGTGCGGGTTCCGGTGATACAATTAAAATGGAGTTAATGGATATTCTTAAAGGTGAGTATTTTGCGCCGCATGTTTCGATTTGGCATTATAAACTAGACGAAATCGAGGAAGTTGCTGATCCGGCAATGTGGGTGAAGGCGAATCCAAATCTAGGAGCGACAGTTTCTTATGAGACGTATCAGCTTGACGTGGAGCGTGCTGAGAAGGCTCCAGCATCTAGGAATGATATTCTCGCCAAGCGTTTTGGAATTCCGATGGAGGGTTATACTTATTTCTTTACGTACGAAGAAACTCTTCCCCATCGTGCGCGAGAGTTCTGGCAGATGGCTTGCTCACTCGGAGCTGATCTTTCTCAGGGAGACGACTTCTGCGCCTTTACCTTCTTGTTTCCGTTAGGGCGAGAGAAATACGGTGTAAAAACTCGCAGTTATATTACTGAGCTCACCTTGATGAAACTGCCAGCGGCTATGCGACAAAAATACGAAGAATTTATCAATGAAGGAAGTCTTCACGTAATGCCGGGAAACATTCTCGACATGATGGAAGTCTATGAGGATCTCGATCGTTTTATTTTAGCTTCCGAATACGATGTTCGAGCTCTTGGCTATGATCCTTATAATGCCAAAGAATTTGTCGCTCGCTGGGAAGGAGAGAACGGACCATTCGGTATTGAAAAAGTAATTCAAGGAGCTAAGACTGAATCGGTTCCACTAGGCGAGATCAAGATTATGAGTGAAGAGCGATTATTGATCTTCGATCAGGCACTGATGTCTTTTGCAATGGGAAATGCGATTACATTAGAGGATACTAACGGAAATCGCAAACTATTGAAGAAAAGACAAGACGAGAAAATCGATAATGTCGCTGCTCTTCTGGACGCCTGGGTTGCATATAAATTGAACAAGGAGGCGTTCGAATAATGGAGAAGAGAGTCATATTTGGTATTAGTGAAGTATGTTTAATTATTATTGCAATCTTTATTGTTCTTGCTTATTTTACGGGATGGAATAATTAACTTCGAGCGAGTTTTGGGGAAGGAGGTGAGATATGTCGCGACTTGGCACGGCGTTACGACATGCCTGGAACGTATTCTCTAATCAAGAACGACTAAGAAATTCGCCTTGGCCGGTTCAACCCGTTGGTGATACACGAAATTATGGTACAAGCTCCGGGTCAAGACCAGATCGGGTAAGACTTCGAATCCCCAATGAGCGCTCGATTATCTCCTCAATTTACACACGTCTTAGTATCGATATTGCATCTGTCGACATGCGTCACATAAGAAATGACGAGCAAAATCGATATCTCGAGGATATTGATAGTGGTCTCAATAATTGTTTGACTGTTGAAGCCAATATTGATCAAGCTGCTCGCGCATTTCGCCAAGACATTGCTCTAACACTTTTTGATAGCGGCGTTGCTGCGCTTGTTCCTGTGGATACATCAATTAGTCCAGAGAAATCTGGTGGATTCGAGATTTTGACACTTCGTGTTGGCACTATCGTTCAATGGTATCCGAAACATGTACGAATTAGTTTGTATAATGAAGATAGAGGGGTTCGTGAAGAGATTACTCTAGAAAAAACTGCAGTAGCAATTGTTGAAAATCCGTTGTATGCAGTAATGAACGAGCCAAATTCAACTCTTCAGCGTTTGTTGTACAAGCTTAATTTGTTGGATACTATCGATAGTCAAACCGCGTCAAAACAACTCGATATCATTATTCAGCTTCCATATGTAATTAAGTCTGAAGCTCGTAGACAGCAGGCAGAACAACGCCGCGCAGACATCGAGTTTCAACTTAAAAGTAGCGAATACGGCATTGCTTATACAGACGGGACTGAAAAGATCACTCAGTTGAATCGACCGGCCGAAAACAGTCTTTTGAAACAGGTCGAATTCTTAGTAGAGATGCTGTATGGTCAACTCGGTCTAACTGAAGAAGTCATGAACGGTACGGCTGACGAACAGGCTATGCTGAATTATTGGAATCGTACAATTGAGCCTATTCTTACGGCTATCGTTGAAGCTATGCGACGCACTTTCTTGACCAAAACTGCTCGAACACAGAAGCAAACAATTGATTTCTTCCGAGATCCGTTCCGACTGGTTCCAATTGAGAACATTGCCGAGATTGCTGATAAATTTACTCGTAATGAGATCATGACATCGAATGAGATGCGACAAGTGATTGGTATGGCCCCACATCCGGATCCGAAAGCTGATCAACTAATAAATAGCAATATGCCTCAAGGAGCTCTAACAGGTGTAGGAACAGAAGAAACAGTAGCAACAGTTCCCCCAGAGGTAATGAATGAGCTGAGGATCCAAGACTTAGAGAGGAACGGTCAAAATGGGAGCAGAGGCTAAGCCTGACTTTAGCGGCTATGCCACGAAGGCTGGTCTTAAATGCTCAGATGGCCGGACAATTACGCCAGATGCCTTTAAGCATCAGGATAAAGAAACTGTCCCGTTGGTCTGGCAGCATGGTCATAACGAACCAGGTAATGTACTTGGCCATGCAGTTCTTGAGCATCGTGAGGATGGTGTCTATGCCTACGGATTCTTTAATGATTCCGATCAGGCAAAGAATGCCAAGACACTAGTACAGCATAAAGACATCAAGTCGCTGTCTATTTACGCTAATCAGCTTACCGAGAAGGCCAAGCAAGTTCTTCATGGATTCATTCGTGAGGTAAGTCTGGTGTTGTCAGGTGCCAATCCAGGTGCACTCATCGATAACATCACATTGGCTCACGCTGATGGCGAAATGGTCACGCTGGAAGATGAAGCAATTATCTTTACGGGTTTGGAACTTCATCATGGTGAAGGAGAGTCTTCGGAAACCACAGACTCAAAAGCAGAACATTCCGCTGACGATCCTACAGTGCAGGAAATTTACGATTCGATGACCGACGATCAAAAGGAAGTCGTCCACTATATGGTCGGTACCGCGCTCGAGAGCGCTAAGAGGACTCTTAAGCAGTCAAGCGATGATGACAAAGATGAGACAACTGATACGAAAGAAGAAGAGTCCAAAGAAGTTGTCCATAATGAAAATAATGAAGAGAAGGGACGGCGCATGACCCGCAATGTTTTCGAGCAGAGCGGAACGAAAAAGGAGGAAGAGAGGCACGTTCTCAGTCATGATGCGATCAAGGGGATTGTCGAAGACGCCCATAGGATGGGATCGCTGAAAGAAGCCGTCGAAGCCTATGCGCTTAAACACGGTATCGAGAACATCGACGTTCTCTTCCCAGACGCTCGTTCAGTTACTGATACCCCCGAGTTCGATCAACGGCGGGTCGAGTGGGTTTCTGGTGTCATCAATGGCACAAAGCACTCGCCGTTCTCTCGCATCAAGTCGATCGTAGCTGACATTACGTTCGATGAAGCTCGAGCCCTTGGTTACATCAAGGGGAATTTGAAGAAGGAAGAATTCTTTGGAGTTTCTAAGCGCACGACAACTCCGAGCACTGTTTACAAGAAGCAGAAGCTAGATCGCGACGATATTATCGATATCACCGATTTCGATGTTGTAGCCTGGCTCAAGGCCGAGATGCGCATGATGCTTGACGAAGAGCTCGCGCGGGCGGTACTTATTGGTGATGGTCGTGACGTTGCTGATGAAGACAAGATCAAGGATCCGATGGGTGCTCCAGAAGGTGCTGGGATTCGATCAATTCTGTACGATCATGATCTTTATGTGGCGACAGTTACCGTTGATGATACTGCTGATGCGCCAGAAGTTGTCGATGGAATTACTTCAGCATTGCAGTATTACAAAGGATCGGGTTCTCCGACATTCTATACAACACTTCCTACACTTACATCGCTTCTAACTGCTCGCGATCCTCAGGCGAATCGTCGTTATTGGAGTACTCCAGCTGAGCTTGCTAGTGAAATTGGTGTTTCGAATATTGTTACTGTTGAAGTCATGGAAGGTGAAGTCGATCTGATCGGCATTATCGTAAATCTGAAGGATTACACAATCGGTGCCGATAAGGGTGGAGAGATTAATTTCTTCGATGATTTCGATATCGATTATAACCAGTATAAGTATCTATACGAGACTCGCATTTCTGGCGCCCTTACGAAGATCCGTTCCGCCATGGTCGTCAAGAGAGCAGGAGCGGGCGCTACGCTTGTTACTCCTGTGGAGCCAGCCTTTGATGGTACAACTGTTACGGTTGCGACCACGACTGGTGTTACCTATAAGAACAAGGATACCGGAGCTACACTTACTACTGGTGCCCCAGTTACATTGGCAGATGGTGAGTCGATTACGGTTGAGGCTACACCGGCATCGGCTTCATATTACTTTGCAAGTAATCAGGAAGATCAGTGGACTTTCGAGAATCCAGCTTAAGGTAGGCTTCCGATGGCAAGATTCTTTGGTCGCGTTGGTTACGGCGAAACAGAGGAAACTGAGCCTGGTGTGTGGGTAGATACTATCGTTGAGCATGATTATTACGGAGATGTTATCCGAAACACGAGAAATCTTCGTGAAGGAGAGAATCTTAATCCTGATCTCAGCGTACAGAATTCGATCAGTATTGTAGCCGATGCATATGCCAATGAGCATTTCTTTGCCATTCGTTATGTGGAATGGGCGGGGACTTTGTGGACGGTTTCCAGTGTCGAAGTGCAGAGTCCCCGTCTTCTGTTGAGATTGGGGGAGGTGTACAATGGACCGACTCCAGTTGCACCAAATCCTTGAAACGTTTGTAGATAATGTATATTTTCAGCCACCAACTAATATTCAGCTAGTATATCCTTGTATTATCTATAAGCGTGATTTCGCAGACACTAAATTCGCGGATGACAAACCGTATACTCATACAAAAAGATATATGGTTATGGTTATTGATCCAAATCCCGATAGTGACATTCCAGAAAAAGTAGCCTCTATGCCTATGAGTCTATTTAATCGGTTTTACACAGCCGATAATCTAAACCATGACGTTTACAATGTGTTCTTCTGAGGGAAAGGAAAAAAATTGACTGCCCTACAATGGGACCAGGTTGGTGAACGTCTGTACGAGGTAGGCGTTGATCATGGGGTTCTGTATCTTCCAGACGCAGGCGGTATGTACGTCGGTGGAGTCGCCTGGAATGGCCTCACAACGGTCACCGAATCACCCTCTGGAGCCGAGCCTTCACCGCAGTTTGCGGACAATATCAAGTATCTAAACCTGATCTCGGCTGAGGAATTCGGCGGAACGATCGAAGCATTCACTTATCCGGAGGAGTTCGCTCAGTGTGATGGTACGGAACTTCCTTCGCCAGGTGTTGCAGTTGGTCAGCAGGGTCGAAAGATCTTCGGTCTGTGCTATCGAACACGTGTTGGTAACGATATCGATGGTACAGATCATGGCTACAAGTTGCATCTACTTTATGGTTGTCAGGCGTCTCCATCCGAAAAAGCTTATGCCACGATTAATGATTCGCCAGAGGCAATCGCCTTTAGTTGGGAAATTACTACTACGCCAGTTCCGGTTACTGATATGAAGCCAACAGCTCTACTAGTAATTGATTCGACACTAGTCGATGCAGCCGCTCTAGCTCTTCTTGAGGAGCAGCTGTATGGTGATGTCGACACTGAGCCGAATCTGCCACTTCCCGATACTGTTATCGGTATGTTTGCTGGAACTATTACCAGGGTTGATATGGGAGTTTCTACAAATCAGCCAACATACTCGGTCGGTACTCATATTGTCACTATTCCAGCAGTTACCGGTGTTGCCTGGAAGATTAATGGCGAGGATGTAACTTCTGGTGCTCAGCCCGCAATGACTACCGGTCAGAGTTCTACTGTTACAGCTCATGCTATGCCGGGTTATCTTCTTGACGGCGATACTGATTGGACGTTCGACTACTAAGGGGCCCCCTCCCCAGACAGGAGGCTGGAGAATGCTCACTATTGTCGTGCCAGGCGTCGAATACTTCGACGAAGAGTCACGAGAATTCGTCACCCAGGGCGATGTGACTTTGAACCTAGAGCATTCTCTGGTCTCACTGTCAAAATGGGAGTCGAAACACGAAAAGCCTTTTCTCGGTGAAGGTGAAAAGACAACCGAAGAAGTTTTAGACTATATCAAACTTATGACTTTAACTCCCAATGTTCCAGAGGAAGTTTGGTCGAGTCTTTCTGAGACCAATATTCTAGAAATTAATGAGTACATCGATGCCAAGATGACAGCTACTTGGTTCAGTGAAGCTCCAGGTGCACCGAAATCTCGAGATGTCATTACCGCCGAACTTATTTACTACTGGATGATTGTCTTTCAAATTCCGTTCGAATGTGAGAATTGGCATCTTAATCGGTTGTTCACTTTGATTCGAGTTTGTAACATTAAGCAAGCAAAGCCAAAGAAGATGAGTCGTGGCGAAATTGCAGCCAGGAACCGAGAACTCAATGCTCAACGCAGAAAACAGCTGGGCACAAAAGGTTAGAAAGGGGGTGGCATGACCGCTCTCGTTTGGGATCAGCCAGGCGAACGAGTTTACCAAACTGGTATCGATCGTGGAGTTCTCTATCTTCATGACGGAACTGCAGTAGCTTGGAATGGATTAACTGATGTTGAAGAATCTAGTAATTCCGAATCAAAGTCCTTTTATCTCGATGGGGTAAAATATTTGGAAATTTTGACTCCGGGGGACTTTTTGGGTAAACTAAAAGCTTTTACTTATCCCGATGAATTCGATGCCGTTAACGGTCTTGCTGAGGTCGCCCCTGGGTTGACGTATTACGAACAACCATCGAAAAGCTTTGATTTGTCCTATCGGACGAAGATAGGTAACGATTTAGACTCAGAGTATGGTTATAAGATTCACATTCTTTATAATGTAATCGCAAATCCTGATCCATACACGTTTACCACAGTTAAAGATACTGGAGATGCTGTCGAATTCGGTTGGACTTTGACTGGAACGCCTCCGAAGATTGAGAAATTTAGACCGACGGTTCATGTTTCGATCGATTCGCTAAAAACGCCTGCGAATATCTTGCAAACTATAGAAAAAACCTTATATGGATCAAACATAGCCAATCCCAGTCTTCCATCTATTCAAGATCTTACTGAATATTTTGGAGGATTATAATGAGATTTGAACTTGCCGGAAGTTTTGTTCATCTCGAACCGCTGGTTATAACTTATCAATACAATCCGATTATTACCGAAATTTTCGATACTGTTCAATATATGGAAAAAGGATACACGGATTTTGAAGTAATTTGTATTGGTGGCGGTGGTGGGATGGGTGGTGGTATCGACACTGGAGGTGCTGGTACCAAGGTAAGAAATTATGGTGGAGCAGGCGGTGGCGGAGGATTTCATCGAGTTCGTGGTCTGTTGTCCGCTCTACCAGGTGCTTGTGAGGTTACAGTCGGAGTGGGTGGTAGTTTAGGAACTGAGCATGTTTCCGATCCTCTTCTCACTACTGATGGTGGTGACGGAGGATATTCGACGTTCAATGATGACACTTGCCAGGCCTCAGGAGGTAAGGGCGGTAAGCGAGCTCAGTCGAATTCTCTAACAATTGCTACGCAAGCGGATGGCGGTGAAGGTGGTGTTGGAAATAGTATTGTCGCCGGTGGTGGCGCCGCAGGTGGTACTGCTGGTACACCCGGTCCAAGTGGAGGTACTCCAGGCACAGATGGAGCCGACGGCACGTTGTTGCAAAATATCGGCGAAGGTGGTGGTGGCGGTGCTGGTGGTGTAAGCGAGTATGTTGCGGGAAATCCCATCCACAATGCTGCTACAGCCGGTGGTCGAGGTTCATATAACCCTGGCGATATTTCGGTCTATGGTCCAGGAGATCCAGCCGGTGATCTTGGGCCCGAAATGGGTCACGTTCTTCCCGGAGGAGCAAGTGGAGCAAAAGCATCTCCACTGAATGGACTACCTACGATATATGGACGATCAGCTGGTACTCGACTTGTCAGTAGTCCAGGCATCGTCATTGTTCGTCTAACGGCGAAATGATGCCATGATTACGTTTACAGAGAAAGGTAATTTCAACAATACAGAAAGATATTTGAATCGATTAAAGAGACTCGAATTGCAATCAGTTCTGAATAAGTACGGAAATCTGGGTATGGTAGCTCTATCAAATGCCACGCCAGTAGATAGTGGTGAAACTGCGGAATCCTGGTATTTCACGACTGTTGCTCGTCCAGGATATTACTCTATCCGCTGGCATAATCGTCATGTCGAAGATGGTCGACCGATTGCGATCTTGCTTCAATACGGGCACGGAACCGGTACGGGCGGATACGTACAAGGTCGAGATTATATTAACCCTGCAATTCGACCGATATTTGATCAGTTAGCAGCTGAAGCGTGGAGGGAGGTGACCAAGATCTAGTGGCAACTATTGACGATAAAGTCGTCGCGATGAGTTTCGAGTCTAGTAAGTTCGAACAAGGCGTTAATAAATCGATTACCGCGATCGATAAACTAAAGGCTTCTCTCAAGTTTCCTGATGCAGGCAAAGGTTTGGATGATCTTAACAAATCGGCTAAGAATCTTCAACTTGGTCACATCGGTAAAGCTGTTGACGAGATAAAGGGAAAACTTGGCGCTCTTCGACTAGCGGCGATTGCTGTTTTTGCTCAAATCGCAGCTCAGGCGGTTAATGCTGGCGTACGACTTGTTAGATCGTTCACGATTGATCCAGCTCTAGGTGGTCTTAGAGAATACGAACTCAAATTGAATTCTGTTCAGACTATTCTTGCCAATACACAAGCTGCAGGAACAAATCTTAAGGATGTTAATGCAGCTCTTGCCGAGCTAAACGAGTTCTCAGATAAGACTATCTATAACTTCGGACAGATGGCCAAGAATATCGGTACCTTTACGGCCGCTGGTGTTGCTTTGAAACCGGCAACTGCAGCTATTAAAGGTATCGCCAATCTGGCAGCTCTTTCAGGTTCGAACTCCGAGCAAGCTGCAACAGCGATGTATCAGCTCTCACAGGCTATTTCGGCTGGACGCATAAGCTTGCAAGATTGGAACTCAGTTGTCAACGCAGGTATGGGCGGTACAGTTTTCCAGCGCGCTTTGGCCAATACCGCTGTTGCAATGGGTACTTTGGAAGAGAGCGCGGTAAAGCTTGTCGGTCCAATGAAGAATGTCTCGATTCATGGACACTCGTTTCGTCAGGCAATTACACCCAAGCCTGGCGAGGAATCTTGGTTGACATCGGATGTTCTGACCAAGACGTTGTCGCAGTTTACGGGCGATTTGACAGATGCTGAACTAGCGGCACAAGGATTTAACAAAGCCCAAATTGCTGCAATTCAGCAGACAGCTAAAACTGCTCTACATGCGGCTACGGAAGTTAAGACCTTCACTCAGGTTCTATCCGTAGCAAGAGAGACGGCAGAATCTGGATGGGCTGAAACTTGGCAATTTATATTTGGAGACTTCGCTGAAGCTAAGAAGACTTTCACCGATCTCTCAAATACGATCAACGGGTTTATCAATGCCAACGCCGATGCTCGTAACAAGGTATTAGCGGATTGGAAAGAGCTTGGTGGCCGAACTGTTCTGATTCAGAGCATCAAGAATGTATTTGAGGCTTTGGGTGATGTTATTAGGCCGATTAAACAAGCATTTCGTGATATTTTCCCTGCACAAACGGGGAAAGATCTCTTTGCTTTGACTGTACGGTTTAAAGAATTTACTGAGACGCTCAAACCTAGTGCAGAAACAGTTGAGAACTTACGACGTACTTTCCGTGGATTATTCGCTCTTTGGAGTATTAGTATACAAATAGTTAAGAATTTATTCACCGTTTTTGGTAGAATTTTCGACGCGCTTGGTGTTGGTAGTGGAAGCTTCTTGGAGATTACCGGAACTATTGGTGATTTTCTGGTCAAGATTGATGAAGCCTTGAAAAAGGGTGGCAAGCTTAACGATTTCTTCACAATATTGAGCGATGTTATTGTCATCCCATTCGAACTTCTGGGTGATTTTATCAATTTGATTTCCGATTTTTCCTCCGGGGAGTTTTCCGGTCAAGTAGATGCAATGACCGATTCCTTGAATCCGTTCCAAAAAGTTTTGGAGACAATCAAAGATATTTGGGAAGCATTTATAGATAGCTTCGAGGGTTCTGGAGAAGTCATTCAACCCGTAATCGAGGCAATTTCGCAAGGACTTCAAGAAATGGGTCCGGCTATTGCCAATGCCATTGCGGGGATGAATTTTGAAGCAATCCTAGCAGTTATCAGAACTGGTCTCTTTGCCGCTCTGGTCGTGATGTTCAAGCAATTTCTGGGTAGAGGCTCTGTCATTGAGCAAATAACTAGAGTTGGATTTGGTCGAGGAATTCTTGGCAATATCAGTGGCGCATTTGGAACTCTTGAAGGCACAATGAAATCTTTGCAAACGAACATCAAGGCAAAGACGTTGAAGGAAATCGCTATCGCAATCGCTTTGCTAGTCGCTTCGATCGTTGCTTTGTCCTTTGTCGATCCCAAGAAGCTCAATTCAGCCATGTCGGCGATGACGATTGCTTTCGCGCAGTTGCTGGGAGCGATGTTCATTCTCGAAAAGATTTCTACATCGATGGGCTTCATCAAGATGCCGATCATTGCTGCCGCTTTGATTGGACTGGCGTTAGCTGTCGATATTCTGGCAATAGCTGTTTTCGCACTCAGTCGACTCAGCTGGGAACAACTAGCAAAGGGTTTAGGCGCGGTTGTTGTTCTGCTCGGTGCTCTTACCGCAGCCTCGATACCACTATCAGCTAACTCAGCAGGATTGATCAGAGCAAGTATCGGCATTACCGGGATAGCAATTGCGTTGAATTTGTTGGCGATCGCAGTCAAGATCTTCGCCACTATGAGTTGGGAAGAGCTTGCCAAGGGTCTCAGCGCGGTTGCCGTTGCGCTTGGGATTATAGCAGCTACAGCGAAGGTAATGCCGACTAAGGGTTTGATCCTAACTGGTGCCGGATTGATCGTCATCGCTACAGCTTTGAATATTCTAGCACTTGCGATCAGACAACTGGGAAGCATGGACGTCCTGACACTCGCCAAGGGTTTGGGCGCAATCGCTGCAAGTCTAGTTATTATCGCCGGTGCGATGCGGATAATGCCAAAAGGTATGGTTGCGCAAGCCGCAGCGCTGGTCTTGGTCTCGGTGGCTTTGAATGGAATTGCCCTGGCGCTCAAGACCATGGGTGGAATGTCTCCGGAGCAGATAGCAAAAAGCTTGGTCGCTTTGGGTGGTGCCCTAGCAATTCTGGCCGGTGGCATGAAGCTAATGGCAGGATCACTTGCCGGGGCCGCTGCGTTGGGTGTTGCCGCTTCAGGCTTGGCTTTGCTTGTACCTGCATTGGTAATTCTGGGCAAGCAAAAATGGTCAACACTTGTTAAAGGCTTGACGGCTCTCGGCGTTGCAGTAGGAATCCTTGTCGTTGCTGCCCGTCTACTTCCGGCAACTGTACCTTCTTTGATGGCTTTCGGCGCAGCACTCTTGTTGATCGGTGGCGGTCTTGCTCTGGCTGGAGCAGGTATTGCGCTGATTGGAGTGGGACTAAGTGCGATTGCTGTAGCTGGCCCAACAGCACTAGCGATTCTTCAGACAGCATTCTGGAATTTCGTACGAAGTGTTATCGAGAATGGGAAATTGCTGGTACTCGGATTGCTGGAGATTGTACAGGCGTTTGCCGATACAGCTCCCCAGTTCGTAGACGCCTTGGTCAAGATTATTGAAGCTTGGTTGCAAGCTATTATCGAAATCGCACCGAAGATGGTACCAGTAATAACTGCTCTTGTTCAGACGATAATCGAGGTTTTCCGTATCAATCAAGGACCGCTTATTCAAGCCGGTATCGATTTGATCATAGCTCTCTTGTTGGGTATTCGTAAGAACCTGCCACAAGTTATCAAATTGGCGGCCGATATTATCGTAACGTTCTTGCGCGGTTTGGCTGCGAATATTGGTCGGATCGTAAGGGCGGGTGCAAACCTAATAGTTTCGTTCTTGGGAGGCATCGCTAATAATATCGGTAGAGTTATCGTTGCTGGTACACAGATTATCGTCAACATCATCAAAGGTATCGGCAACAACGCGCGAAGAGTTGTTGAAGCTGGTGCAAAAGCTATTGCCAGTTTCATTCAAGGCATTGCCAACGCTGGTCAAACGCTGATCACTGCTGGCGTAAATGCCGCTGGCAAACTAATCAATGGTCTTGTCAACGGTATTCTCAAACTGGTTGACATAGGCGCCCAGGCTATGATCAAGTTCTTGAATGGGATAGCTGATGCGATTGAGAAATATGAACCACAGTTGATAGTGGCCGGTGGACGAATTGCCATAGCTATCGTCAAGGGTATGGTCACGGGTCTGGCGCAGGGTGGCGGACAAATCGTAGATAAGATGAAAGAATTGGCCCAGAACGCCATCAATGCAGCCAAGGACAAGCTGAAATTCTGGTCGCCATCGCGAGTATTCGTAGAAATCGGTGAGGGTATTGTTGAAGGCTTGGTAGTGGGTATAGGTGATGATAGAGATGCCACTAAAGCTGCCGAAGATATGGCTAATAATGTTATCGATACGTTCAATACTATATTCGAGACTACTTCGCCGTCAAAAGTTATGGAGCGAATTGGCCGCTTTGTGATGCAAGGATTCGCCAATGGCTTGAAGGGAAGTAGAGACGAAATCAAGCAGGCATTTTCTGATCTAAGCACCGCGTTGGCTTTGACAATGGCTGATGCTCGGAAGACGATTACTGAAGAGCAAAAGAAGTTGAAGAAGCTGCAAGGTGAAGAGAAGAAGAACTTAAAAGCGATTAATGCGGCCAAGCAAGCTATTGCAGATGCTACAGTCGTCCTTAATCGCTCAACTGCCGCCCACAAAGCTTTGCAAGGGCAGATGAAGTTGCACAGGGGCGAACTGTTGAAGTTGGCTAAAGATTATGAGAAGCTACAAGGACAATTGGAAGCGGCTAAGCAGGTATTCCAAGAATTCAAAGAACAATTCTCAGAGCTTCCCGAGATTATTACGGAAGTGGATGGCAAAGAACTCACTGGTGCTGAGCAGATTCAGAACTGGATCACCGAGCTTACTGGTGATGTAAAAGATCTCACTAAATTTGGCCAAGTTATCGAACAACTTAGACTAGCGAGAGTAAGTGATGAAGTAATTGAAATGCTGCTCAGGAAAGGTGTAGCCGCTTTGCCATTTGCCGAGGCTTTGCTTGCTGGAGGTCCAGAACTAATCGCGACTGTTAATAGTCTTCAGGGTCAAGTTGAAGCCGCCGCCACCGTGCTTGGTAATACGGCTGGCGAAGCTCTGTATGATGCAGGCGAAGAGGCGATGACGGGATTTATCAATGGCTTGACCAATCAGATCAAAGCGCTCGAGGATCAGGTAGATGTCATCGTCAAGGGAATTGTCAAGGTTGTCAAGCGAAGGTTGAAGATCAAGTCACCATCTGAAGTATTTGCGGAAATTGGACAACAGACGATGGAAGGTATGGCCAAAGGAATTGATGATTCTGCACAAACGGTGGTTGATGCGGCGGAGACAGTTGTCAAAGACGCAGCCGAAGCAATGCGCACAAGTTTGGGCGAAGTTCCATTCGACGAATTGATCAATACCGAGCCTGTGATCACGCCGATATTGGATTTGACTACACTTAAAGCTCAGGCCGTACAAGCAGCTGGTCTGATTCCACCGATTCCAGTTATTGGCACAGTTTCCTCCGCACAAGCTGCGGGCATATCCGTTGACCAATCGCAGATTGAAGAAGGTGCTATCCCTGGTGGAACATCATTCAACTTCGAGCAGAACAATTACTCTCCGAAAGCCCTGACCGAAATCGAGATTTATCGGCAGACGAAGAATCAACTGTCGCAGATCAAGTCCGCCTTGGTCCTAACCTAAGGAGGTGTCGTGCTAACAGAACTGAAAGCGTATAGCGCGTGGGAATCAGCTCCTACGCTACTACTAAGCGACACCGGTAGGACTGAGACGGACTTGATCCAAATCACGAATATCGAAGGCTTAGACCCGGTCAAGGCTGCTGTTAACTTATCGCCACTTGGATCGTCGGACGGAACGGCATATACGGGTAGCAGCGTATTGGGTCGAAATATCGTCCTTACACTGCATCCAAATCCAGATTGGGATACGTGGACTTTTGAAGGTTTACGGAGACTGCTTTATTCATATTTCACACCTAAACAGCGAGTACGACTTGAATTTTACAGTGACGACATGATTCCGGTATTTATTGAGGGCATTGTCGAAAGTGCCGAAGTCAATCAATTCAGCAAGGATCCAGAACTTGTCGTTTCGGTTATTTGCCCCGATCCATATTTCACCGCTCTCGAGCCGATTATTCTGACAGGTCTAACGATTAATCCAATTGATGTACCAACAGTGATCGAAATCAATTACGAGGGAAGCGTCGAAGCAGGTATTCATACCGAGGTCACATATTCTGCAGATCCTGCTCCCAACGAGATCACAATTCAAATCGGAGATCCAGATATTTCATCTTTCAAAGTCATAAAGGACGCAGTCGCGGATTTGAATAACTATTTCGAAATGAGCTCACTGCCCGCACAGAAATTCGTGCAAAGTGTCAATATAGGTACTGGTGTCATTACCAGCCTTCTCTCCAAGACGCATATTCAAGAAGGATCTGCTTGGCCAATGCTGGTACCGGGTAAGAACGAGTGGTCGGTTATTACTGATGTCGGCGAACATGCTTGGGAGTTGACATATTTCGAACGATTTGGAGCTCTCTGATGGATTTGTTTACTCTCAATCGTGACTTTTTCAAACAGAACATAATTGACGAATTCGAATCGTTTATTTGGACTGAGCGGTATTACGGTGATAGCGAAGTTGAATTAGTTATTCCTGCCAAATCAGAAACGGTGAAGAAACTACCATTAGGGATTTTTCTTGGTATTGATCGATCCGACGAGATCATGATCCTGGAAACGGTGAACATTGAGGGCGAGAATCTAAAATTTTACGGAGTTTCGCTCTTGTCCTGGCTCAACAATCGGTTTATTCGTTCCTCAGCTGTACATGCGGACCGAGCTTGGTTTATCGAGAATAAGTATCCTGGTGAAATGCTGTGGTATATTCTTTGGAGCATGACGAGTCCGGATAGCGGATATTTGAATTTTGGAGTTGATACTGGTATTCCCGATCCACAAAGATTGGCGATCCCTGGAATCTATGAGAAAAATACCGATATGTCCGGAGAGCAGGTTAATATCGCTGTTCCTTTTGGACCTCTTTACAATGCTCTTAAAGAAATCGCTGTTGCTTATGGACTGGGAATGCAGTTGACGCTAGACTCTGTTACCGAAGGTTCATATTTACTAGGATTTCGAAGTTACAAAGGACTTGATCGTACAAGTGGACAAACGGCAAATCCAGTTGTGCGATTTTCAGCACAGATAGATTCTTTGAGTGATATTAAAGAAGTTCAATCGATCGCTGCACTCAAAACTCTGGTATATGCATTTGCTCCAGAAGTTCCACCAGCGTATGCGATTCATACTGGTCAAGCCAGTCTGAGTGGACCGCAATATACTGGATTTGATTTGCGCGCTTCTCTACTACTTACCGATATTTCATCCGAAGAACTTACAAGTGCAGATAATGTCGCTGACGCCCTGAATAATAAAGCTTTTATCGATCTTCTTAATAATCCATATATTAAAATCGTAGACGGGGAAGTTGGACCTATTATTCAGTTTCAGTATGGCGTTCATTATAATCTTGGCGATATTATTGAAGTTCAGGGAAATACTGGCGTAATTAACACAGCTCGGGTTACCGAGTATATTCGTGTACAGGACGAGACGGGTGAAAGATCATATCCTACTGTAAGCGTGCTTGACTAGGAGAACCGATGCAGATATTGGTTTATATTTTCATCTTTTATCTTGGTGGTATGTTCGGTTTTCTTATTCGATCATGGCTACAGTCAAGAGCTGAATTCAATGGCGCTATTCTGGTGACCAAAGAAGCAGATAAGACGGTATATTCTCTAATTCTCGACGATTATCCGGAGAAGATCGAATTCAAGAAAGAAGTTATTCTGAAAGTAGTTGCTTCTGAAGAAAGAGTCGATCGCGAGTAAAACAATCCATATAATGAGACTCTATCTAAAGGAGCGCTATGTTTAAGAGCGAAGAGCCAAGTAAGCTCGATCAAGAAGTAGACAGAGTGCTCGATGCGTTGAGAGATCAAATGATAGGTACCAAGGAGTATTCGACGGTATTGAATGCGCTACAAGATTTGCATGAGATGAAGGAGAAAGAAAAGCCTTTGTCAGTAAGCAAAGATACGCTAGCAATCATTGCCGCCAATCTGCTGGGTATCATCCTGATCATCAAGCACGAGCATGTGAATGTCATCACTTCGAGAGCGATGAATTTGGTGCTCAGAGCCAGATAACAAAGTTCCAAGAAGAGATCAAAAAGTATGGGGGGTCGTATATACGGCTCCTCATATTTTTTTTCGCGCTTCCAACAAGGATTTAATTTTTTTCAATCTGGAAAAATCCCCGGGGGGAGAATTTACCTCAAGGTCCAGATATTGGTTCGCGAAATTCGCGCGATGAACATACCTTATAATGAAATCTACGAAAGGAGAAGCATGGAAAGAATCGGAGATCAAACTTGGAAGGAACTCTTGCAGAGTGTTGGAAAGAATGTTGAAGCTGCTGGAAGAATGCTTCAGCGTAAACCTGCATTTACGTCTGAAGAGCTTTCAGAGCTTCAACAAACTTTGGAAACCTCTGCGGAGACCATCAAGAGAGTCCGAACGAGTGCTGCCGATCAGGTTTAAAAGCTAGGGCCCTTCGGGGCCTTAGTTTTTTCGCGTAATAAACATACTATAAAATGAAACCAACAGAAAGGATTATTGTGTCTACGTTGCTACGTCCAGTCCGCTTCGTCGGCCGGAATCGAGACGTCGTCTATCGCGCCGCCATCGTTTGGGGTGTGATCTTCACGCTCGACGCCGCCGCCAAGAAGCTCAAGGACACCAACTAGTCAGATAACCTGACAGAAAGAGAGTCCCAACACGGGATTCTCTTTTTTTTTCGCGAGAAAAACACATACTATAATGAGAGGAAAGTATGTCATTGCGACTGCTTTGGGGTTAGGTATATCATTGCGATTGCCTAATCCACCTCTCATTTTTTTTCAACCTATAGGAGTAAATTATGCCAACAGTTAAGCATGAACATGAAATTGCCAAGCTCGATCAGGTAACTACAAAGATCAAAGCACACTGGCGCAAGAACAAAAAGCTCTACATCGGTATCGGGATTGGAGCTGCTATCGCAGTGATTGTTATTCGCAGGCCAGTATCGATCGCGCCTGTGTTTAACAATAACAATACAGTCATTACTGATCTGTCGCGTCGTGGTCATCCCGGTTATATCGTCAGATGCAAAGAAACGGGAGAAGTATTCGCTAGTATAAATCGAACATCAGATCTTATGAACCTTAACTATGGAAATCTGGTGTCGCATTTGAAAGGTAGACTACCTGCAGTTGGTGGGTACACATTTGAAATCCTTGGAGAAGCTATCTGAGATTCGCGACAAAAACAATCATTGTAATGAGGTGAAGACTCGATATGAAGTCGTTCGCAGCTGGGTCTGCGCGCCTCTTTTTTTATTTTTCTAAGGAGGTGCTATGTATCCCGTAGTCGTTGTGCAAGAACGCAAATCGTACGGCTTCTTCAAATTTCTTGGAGATTGCATCATGGTCTTGCTCACCTGGGGGCTGTGGTTGATCTGGATCTTCGTTCGAGAGATGCGCAAGTCCAACCGTCCTTACATCTGTTGAGGTATCATGGGTAGTAGAAGAAACTCACGTATGTATCGAGTAGTCTTAGTTTTTCCACTCGGAGAAACTAAGTCAGTATTTGTCAAGGCCAAAAATCAACGAGGAGCAGAAAGGCGTGCCCTGAGAAAATACCCGAATGCAATCCAAGTAGATCGTTCACCCTATCCACAAAGTTGAGAGGATTATAAATGGGATTGACTGGACTAACTCAGTTGGTTCAACGAGCTAAGTTCTTGGTGAATGAGAATTCGGCTACGATTCTGACAGGTATGGGCGTCGCCGGTACCGTCTCGACCGCCTATATGACAGGACGGGCAACGTTCAAAGCCGCCAAGATTCTTGAGAAAGAACAGCTATTGATCGCTTCCGAGGAGAAGGAAAATACCGATGCTCCTCGAGTCCTAACACTGCCTAGTAAGATCAAGCTGGTCTGGCGGCTCTATATTCCACCGGTTGTGGTAGGCGCAAGCACAATTGCCAGTATCATCATGGCCAACCGCTTCGCCTCGAAGAAGATCGCTGCTTTGACGATCGCCTCGGGAATCTCGGATCGAGCTCTCCAGGAATACAAGGAGAAAGTAGCACAGAGGCTGAGCGAGAACGATCGAACTAAGGTTCGTGACGAAATCGCCCAGGATCGTGTGAGTAAGAATCCGCCCAATGGCCGAGAGATCATCCTAGCGGGTACGGGCGAAGTTCTCTGCTACGACATGGTGACTGGACGCTATTTCCAGAGCTCGGTCGAAGAGATCAAGCGAGCCGAGAACAAAATCAATCATCAGCTGCTCAATTACATGCACGCCAGTTTGAGCGAGTTCTACGATGAGATTGGTCTGCCGCCGACGTCGTATACAGATTCAGTGGGCTGGAACTTGAACAATCGGCTGGAAGTGGTGTTCTCGACCGTCATGTCCACCGATCAGCGTCCGTGCGTAGCGATCGACTTTCTGCATCCGCCGGTTGCCGACTATGCGAATGTCTATGACTGAAGAGCAGAGCAGGCCCAGCGTAGACATGAGGATGGCCCGTTAAGTAGATATCTGTAGAAAGGACAGGTGTGCTCAAAAAGACCATTACCTACGAAGACTTTAATGGAGAAACAGTTAGCGAAGACTTCTTTTTCCATCTATCGAAAGCTGAGCTAGTCGAGCTCGAGATGAGTCACAAGGGTGGTCTATCGGAAAGTTTACAGCGAATCATCAAGGCAGAAGATAATGCAGCTCTGATCAAGGAGTTCAAGAACTTGATCTTAAGCTCCTATGGAAAGCGTTCGGACGATGGTAAGCGATTCGTCAAGAATGAGCAAGTGCGTGAGGAATTTGTCTCAACTGAGGCCTATTCGGCATTGTTCATGGAACTGGTTACGGACACAGATGCTGCGATCGAGTTCGTAAAAGGTGTGATTCCCTCAAATCTATCGGAAGAAACGGCAAAAGTGACAGCTCTCGAAGCGGTTCCCCAGCCGGAGCCAAGAATTGTAAGTCCGGCAGAAGTCAAAGAGATGTCAGCTGAAGATCTACAAGCTTTGGGAGCTGAAATTCAAGCTGGCAAAGTAGTGCTGGGGAAAGAGGATTCGCAGTAAAAACACTCCATATAATGAAACCACTACTTGAGGAGTAGATATGTCAGACAAGCTCGCTGTTATTAAGTTGGCTAGTCATGTCGTTGTCAGCTTCAGTGTGATGAAGGTAGTCGGAGATTTCGTGAAGGCAAATACGCTTGCTGTAACCAGAGCCCAACAGATTCAGGTTGCAATCGGCAGCTTTGTCCTTGCCTCGATGGTCTCCGACTTCGCCGTCAATCACGTGCATGCTTACATCGACCAGATGGTCACCTGGTATCAGAACCGAGAACAGTCAGACGAAACACCTGCATAAGTAGTAAAAAAGAAGAGTTCTATGAAGGGTATTGTAAGCTGATAAGCTGTAAATACAGTAAGGAACCGATAAGCAGATAACTTACGGGCCTCTACAATACCTTTCACGGAACTCTTCTTTTTTTTCTTTTTTTGTCTAATCTAAGGACGAAATGGACCATCCTGAATATCCGCCAAATAGTGAAGCAAGCAAAAGAGAGCCAGAAGATAAGAATATCGAGCGTGTCACCTCTGGCGAGGTCGTTCGAAAGAAGAAATCGCTTCGAAAGCAGTTCTCAGAGACATTTGTTGCTGGTGATGCCAGAAGTGCTGTTCGATATGTCCTATTAGACGTATTGCTTCCAGCAGCAAAGGACATGATCGTCGAGGCGGGAGCTCAGGGTATTGAGAAGTTGATTTTTGGAGACTCTCGTCGCTATCGAGGATCTTCGCCTCCGCAATCGGGCCCGACAGGCTATGTCAGTTACAATCGCTATTCTGGTCCGATGAGAAGCATAATGTCTTCTTCTCAACGAGTGATGAGTCGTCAGGCACGTGCTCGACACGATTTCGATGAGATCGTATTGGAATCGAGAACGGAAGCTGAAGAAGTAATCGACCGACTATTTGACTTGGTGAGCCGATATGAATCCGCAACTGTTGCAGATCTGTACGAACTTGTGGGCCTCGCCTCTTCGCACACAGATCATAAGTGGGGTTGGACCGATCTTCGCGGGGCAGGCGTTTCCCGGGTCCGCGGTGGTTATCTACTGGATCTTCCAGATCCCCATCCTCTCAACTAAAGTAGGTGATCGCAACGCCTAAGAAAATCGAGATCAAAGAATTTGCACACCGTGTAGAACGTTTATGTGATTTTCTTCTTGCGCAAATAAATACAGAAGTAAGTGGAGATAAAGATATTCTGATAATTAAAGATCTGAAAGAAGATGCAGCAGATCTTCAATTTGATCATATTGACGTTCCAGCAAATTTAGAGGGTCTCGATAACTATATGAAGGGTCTAGATAAGGAGTCATAATGAAGTTCGTTTCGGAAGCGATTACGAGAAAGGTCGCTCGAAGCACGCTGCTCGTGCAAAAGAATTCTCCAGGACTTCTTTTTGGTGTGGGCATCGTAGGCGTAGTGGGAAGTACTGTTCTAGCTTGTCGAGCCACTCTCAAGATGGAAACTATTCTCAACGAAGCAAATGAGAAGATGAATATGGCTCGGGATCTCCAGCATGACGAGTACAGCGAAATCGATCGTCGACGAGATCTTACACTTATCCGTGTTCAGACAAGTGTCAAGATCGTCAAGTCATATGCTCCGGCAATTATCGTTGGTGGACTTTCAATCGCCGCCCTGACGAAGTCTCATAACATTCTGACCCGGCGTAACGCAGCCTTGACGGCGGCCTACGCAGCTCTCGATCGAGGTTTCAAAGAATATCGTGCTCGCGTAGTTGCCAAATATGGCGAAGAAGAGGATCGGAATCTTCGCTATGGCACCAGAGAAGTTAAGACGATCGACCCTGAGACCAAAGAAGAAAAGATAACCGTGCGGGTGGCGCCTGGAGAGCCATCGATCTATGCACGTTTCTTTGATCAGAACTCAACTCTCTGGAGCAAGAATCCAGAGTACAATCTGATCTTTCTGAAAGCACAACAGAACTATGCCAACGATTTGCTGAAAGCTCGTGGCCATATATTTCTGAATGAAGTATACGATATGGTCGGAATTGAGAGAACTCAAGCTGGATCTATAGTTGGTTGGATTGTTTCCCGTAATGGAGGTACCGATAACTTCGTCAATTTCGGCGTCTTCGATGGTAAAACTCAAGCTGCTCGGGATTTTGTCAACGGCTTTGAGGGAGCCATTCTGCTCGATTTCAATGTCGACGGCGTAATTTACGATAAAATCGAAGGGGATATGGAGGCTTTGTCATGGCAACTGGGTCACTGACCGAGCAAGTTACCGAGCAAGTAGCGGATCATCTCGAAGATGCAGCACAGGTGACCCGACAGATCGACAAAGCTCGTATCGGGCTTATCGCCGGAGGATTCCTTGTCGGAGCTGCTGTCGGATTCTATCTCGGTTATCGCTTCAATCAAAAAAAGATCCGAGCAGAAGAAATAAAACGGGCTGATAAAGCTATTGATGAAATGCGTGAGTATTATCACGAGCACTATACGATCTTGAAGCCATCTCCGGAGGAAGTAGTCAAGGAGAAG